GAACATTGTCTGTTCACGCAACAGGTCGTGCAGTTGATTTGTCTTTCAGATATATGGCTAAAGAAAAGCGTGGCATTCCTGAAGGTGGAAGAAAGCAAGCGATGGAAGCAATAGATTTTGTTGTCAAGAACGCTGACGCTTTCGGGCTTGAGTGCATTCTTGATTATTTTCCGATGCCACACGGCAGAGGTTGGCGATGTGATCGTGCTTCGTGGAATATCTATACGAAACCTGAGATTCACGGCGCACCGATGGGTGACTGGGTGCATTTTGAGATTTCGCCTGCGATGGCTGATAACCCTGATGCGATGCGTGAAGCGTTCGCCCAAGCAGTAAAGCCTGTCGCATAATGTCTGACGCTTTCGCTACCATTGTGGTTGCGCTCATTAGCACAATCGGCGTTATTGTCGTTGGGTTGATGCAGTTGTTTAAGAAAGAAGCAAGAGAAGCAGCAATAGAAAACCGTCAAGATCACGCCATTGTTCAACAGCAGTTGCGAATGATTTTTAAGTCGGTGAACAGGGTAGATGACAAGTTAGATAAACACTTAACAGACCACGAAGAAGGAACAAATGGGAAAGTTACTAGACGAAATTAAGCAAACATCAATTCGTGTAGGCAAACCGCCACGCAAAATTGACTTAATCCTAGAACAGTTAAACAAACAAGACAGAGCCGATCTGCTTGAAGCAATAAACGATCACAGCATTTCACCATCAGTTATTTCACGGGTGCTACACAACAAAGGCTTTGAGGTAACACGAGGCGCAGTGCAACGCTACAGAGGGCTTTATGAGTCTTAAAGACGAGATCAATAGCGAGGCTGCTGCCGATACTGATTTGATTCGTTTGCGTAGGCAGCGAGACAGTTACGCCAATCAGAACGCACGACTAACAGAACAACTGGAACAGGTTGAGAAGTGTTTGGCGATTGTTGAACACGCCGAAGGTGTAAGCATTTCGCCTCCGTCTTGGCTTGCACCTACGAAACCTAAACGCTCGGCAGCGACATTGGTTGTGATGTTGAGCGATACACACTTTGACGAAGTGGTGAACTTGCAGGAGATGGAAGGTTTGAATTGTTACAGTCGTGAGATCGCTGTTATGCGATTAGAGAAGTGGGCGCAGAATGTTGTGAAACTTTCTCGTCATTATTTGTCGGGTGTTTCTTATGACGGTGTTGTTGTGATTCTTGGTGGCGACATTTTTACTGGCGATATTCACGAGGAACTTGCTTTGACTAACGAGGACACGATGATTGGTTCGTTGCTGTTCTGGTCGGAACAGGTTGCTGCTGCAATACAACTATTGACTGACGAGTTCAAGAAATGTTATGTGGTTAGCGTTGTCGGTAATCACGGGCGAATGACACGCAAACCTCGTATGAAGCAACGAGTGAAAACAAACTTTGATTATCTATTGGCGAAAATGGTTGAACGACATTTCAGACTAGATAAACGAGTGTCGTTTGATATTCCTGAATCGGCTGATGCGTTAATCAAGATTTATGAACACGGTCATTTGATTACTCACGGCGATCAAGTTTCTGGTGGTGGTGGCATTGGCGGTATCTATCCACCAATTATGCGAATGCGAGCAAGAAAGCAAGCACGATATTTAGCAACAGGCAAATCGTTTCAAACACTTTGGCTTGGTCATTGGCATCAATATATTTCTACGCCTTCAATGATTGTGAACGGCAGTCTAAAAGGTTTTGACGAGTACGCAATGTTGATGGGTTTCGGTCACGAACAACCACAACAAGCATTAGCGATTGTTACACCTGAAAGAAACATCACGATTCAAGCACCTGTGTTTTGTTTAGATCGCAAGAAAGAAGGTTGGTGATGGCTTCGGTTGTGTATGTGAAGTGGCACGATGCTCACGCTGTCGCACCGTCTTGGGTTGCGCTTGATGACATTGTTGATGAGCCTGCGATAGTTGAATCTGTTGGTTGGCTTGTGCCGAATGCGATTGCTGACCATATTGTTTTGGCGCAGTCTGTTCTCGGTGACGAAGGCGATCACATCTTGGCTATTCCTGTTGGTATGGTTCGTGAGATGAGAACTTTGTTTTCTGATTTGCTACAGTAAAAAGTTGTGCGAGGTGTTCTCCTTCTCCACCTGCGCATACGGGTTGAGCAGACCAGCCTTTCGGGGCTGGTTCTGTTCCCCGTATTTTAATGCAAATAAATCTTTAGAAATCTTTTAAAGCCCTAGTTTTATAGGGTTTCACGGCTCATTTTGTAATGAATGCGATTTGACTCGTTGACCGATCTGCTATACTGGTCTTATCAAGTTCAAGAGGAGGACTAGATGAAGCAAGTATCAATCAGTGGGGAAGTTAGTCATCATATGAGATATGCGGTGGCTGATCTTTTACTTGAGAACCCTGAAGCAATAATTATTTATACAGAAATAGAATCTAAAACGATGCGAAAGATTCAGTTCAATGAATTGGGTTTGGCTTTGTTTATTCAAGAAGCAAAACACAGATCAAAAGATTGTTTATCAAATTGGACATACGATAAAGACCCAGATGAACTTGCGTATCACAAAAAGTATGAAAGAGTCATTGCAAAGTTAGAAAAGATAAATCAATAGATCAAAGTTCAGAAGGAGGACTTATGATTAGCAAGTGGAATGGAATGCACATTGATTTGAGTGGAAGCAAAGCGAGCATCACGCCTGCGCCCACAGCGCAGTCAAGAGATATCGGAACGATGGAGATGCAACGCACCTATGAGGTGGTTCGGATACGGGGCAGAGTGGGTGGCGAATACTTTACGCCTTGCCTCGTGCTTGATGGCAGACCGACTTCAATACAGGGGCGCTGCCACAACTACGCTCGCACGGCTCGTAAGGCGTTGGCGAAGTGGGCGAAGCAAGTGGAAGCCGATCTGATCAACGCCACGATTGTTGATGACGGTGAAAACACGAGTTGGGAAGGGGTAGCGATGTGGACTTATCATTATGAATATGTTTACAAGGGCAACGCCCATATTCACGGCTACGAGCATGACCGCATCGTGCCTGCTACGAGGCGATGCTGGTTTGACCCGTTGGCTCGCATAATCAAAGAACAACCGTGCGACACCCCTGAGGCATGATCGGTTCAACATAAACCAATAAAGAAAGAAGGACAGAGATGGAACGAATACCGAAACCGAAACACGGAAGCAAAGAATGGCTACTGACTAGATGGCGAGATGATCTAGGCAGGTGTGTGTTCGGGGCTTCCGATATTCCTGCGCTAATGAACGCTTCGCCTTACAAGACAAGAGCAGAGTTATTCGCAGACAAACTAAACGAGCCTCAAGAACAAATAGAGTCAGCGATCTTTCGGCGTGGCAACTTGTTAGAGAAACCATTGCTTGAAGCAGCGTCAGATGAATTGGGTATGGCGTTTTTTACGCCTGACACGATTTATCGTGATGGCAGATTGTCGGTGTCGCTTGACGGTGTTGACAACACAATTCAACCAGAATTGGTTATTGAAGCAAAAACAACAACACGCTATTCAATTTATGATCAAAATGATTTGCCTACCGAGTGGTGTTGGCAGGGTTGGGCGCAACAAGCGGTGCTTGGTTGCCCTGTTTGGTTCTCGGTGCTTGATCGTGACTTGAAAATCAGCGTGGTTGAATTACCAAAAAACAAAGCAGCGATTGACGCTTTGCGATTAGAAGCAGAAATCTTTGGTGAGTGGGTTGACAACAACACTCCACCACTTGACGAGATCAATAACTTCAGCGCAGAAGATATCGCTCGCATCTGGAAAGCGACACCAACAATTGTTGAGTTAGATGCAACAGCAGCGCAGTTGGTGATTGACCTTGAGAAGGCACGGGCTGCTTCTAAAGAGGCAAGTGATGCTGAAGCACGAATTAAAGATGCGCTTGCTCAGGTGTTGTTGAATCACGAGATCGGCGTGTTTCACGGGCAGAAGATTCTGTCGTGGCAGCAACAAGCAGGCAAAACAGTCTTAGATACAGCGAGGCTTCGTGCCGATCACCCAGAGTTAGTTAAGCAATATGAGAAGCAAGGTAATTCGTATCGTGTGATGAGAACACACAGAAAGAAGGTCAAGTAATGACAGCAAAGTTGTCTGTTGATTGTTCTTGTGGTGGGAATCTAATTATTTTGAGTGATCAACGCCCGATGAAACAGAGAAAAGGATTTTTTCAATGTGTTCAAGTTTTTTTTCACGAAGGCGAAAGTAAATGTGAAGAAAATTTAATTTGTGAACACCTTTATTTAACGGAACAACATCATTACTATTTTGATGTAATTCAAACTCATGTAATTAACAAACATAGAAAATCAAAAAAGGAGAAGGTAAAAAAATGAGTAATGAAACAGAAGCACTACTGCTTAAAGCAGTGTTAGAGCAATACGCAACACCCGACCCAAAGATTGTCGGCACAATACCACGCAACGGAATCAACCTCGCTTATGTGAGTCACGCAGAAATCACTCGCATCTTGATTGAGATTGACCCGATGTGGAATTGGCAGCCTGTCGCTTGGGTTGATGGCAGACCAGCAATACACGAAGCAAACGGTGTGGCGACAATGTGGGCGACACTCACTTTGTTAGGTAAATCGCTTGTTGGTGTTGGTTCGGTGCGATCAGACAAACCTGATCTAGATAAAGAACTTGTTGGAGACTTCTTGCGGAACGCTGCAATGCGGTTCGGTATTTGTCTGTCGCTTTGGTCTAAACAAGATTGGGAAGCACCACGCAACAATGTGAGCAGCGTTTATACGAGTTACCCGATGAGTCAAGTTGAGGCTGAAAAGAGCAAAAAGGCGCACCCAGCGAATGTTCAACCAAAAAACAGCCCTCAGGAAGCGTTGAGTGACGAGCAAATAGAGCAAGCCTTCACTACACCCCAGAAATCTACAGCGAAGATCGGCAGCCTGATATCGGATAAGCAGAAGGGCTTGGTGTCATCGTTAGCGAAAGAAGTTGCTGATGGTGATATCTCTGCGATATTGAAACAACAGTTTGACAAAACTAACTTGAACACACTCACAACTAAAGAGGGTTCGGACTTAATCAAACATTTGATGGGTATGCGCCAGAAGAAAACTGATGAACAGCCCTTCTGAAGAATTACAGATGGCGTATGAGTTCGCTATCGGTGTCGTCATTGATTGCGCTCGTAAGGTCGTAGTCTTTGACGGCACAGATAGACAGTCGCTTGATGATCTTCGTGAAGCGATATTCAAGTTCGGTGAAGTAAACGATTTGATTTCACAGTTTTATAAAGGAGAGTTATGAGTCGTGAGCATTGGTCTGATGACGCTAAATGTAAAGGCAAACCGAGTTCTATTTTCTTTCCACCGTTTTCGCATTCAGATAATCGCTGGCTAATGGCGAGGCAAATCTGTGCGACTTGCGAGGTCAGAGAACAGTGTTTGGCTTTGGTGATGCGTTTAGAATACACAGATGATAAGTGGGGTATGTTTGGTGGGCTTACACCTGAGGAACGCCGAGAGTTGAGGAGGCAAAAAATATGAGTGAGTTTCCAAAAAGGGTTTTGTCGCTTGGGGCAGGGGTTCAATCAACTGCTTTGTTGTTGATGATGATTCACGGTGAGATACCGAAAGCAGATGCGGTGATCTTTGCTGATACAGGCTGGGAACCGAAAGCCGTATATAAACATCTTGAGTGGCTAAAAGGTTTAATGGCAGAAAACAATATGCCTTTTCATATTGTTTCTAAAGGCAATATCCGTGCTGATTTTCTTGCCGAAAAGAATCGTTACGCATCTATGCCATTGCATCTAATTGGCGAAGATGGCAAGGCAGGAATGATCAGACGACAATGCACAAGCGAATATAAACTTGCACCTCTAATGAAAAAGCAGCGTGAACTTGCTGGCTTAAAATCTGGGCAACGATCTAAAGAACACCGCATCACAACCGTTATCGGTATTTCTTACGATGAATTGCAGCGTATGCGTGACCCAGAATTCTCGTGGATTAAGCACGACTATCCGCTTGTTGATAACAAGATAACTAGACAGGATTGTTTGAAGTGGTGTTCAGATCACGGCTATAAAAGACCGCCTCGTTCGGCTTGTATTGGTTGCCCATTTAAGAACCAAGATGAGTGGCGACATTTGCACCAAACCCCTGATGAATGGGCTGACGCAGTTGATTTTGACAATGCGCTGCGAACCCTGCCTCACTTGAAAGCCCGTTATCGTGGAACACCTTTCCTGCATAAATCAAAAGTGCCGTTGGCTGAAGCAGATATCAGAACTAACGAAGAAAAAGGTATTTACGATTTATTCGGTGACAGTTTCGGTCAGGAGTGTGAAGGTATGTGTGGGATATGAGAGCGAAAGCGAAGTTGTGTGCTTGCATTCCGAGCCGTGCGTTACCGCAGAAACCTGTGTGTGGTGAGAAAGAAGAAGATGATGAATGAAATAGATAACCGAAGCAATTACAACGAAACTGATAAAAAATGGAATCTACATCGTGTTTACAATTATCACTTAAACACATTTAGCAAAGAGGAAACCAACCCTGCTTTTGTTGATTATCACGAATTTTTGTTTGATGTTTTAGAAAATGAATTAAATAAAACACCATTAAATCTTCACAACAGACAAGTTTTTATCTTTATGGTGGAATCGTTACGACAGTCAATTATTGGCGTATTAAAAAAAGATTGTTTAATGCGTGGCAAGCAAACTAATAATGATGAATTGTTTGATGATGAATGAAGATCGCAAAGGTGAATGTCAAGGCAACCGAGACAAATGCAACCTTCAAGATTGCCCAAAGTTTGGCACACTTGGCAGACCAGCACGAGATGGCAATAGGCGTGTTAAAGGCTGTTCAGACCCGACAGCGAGAGGTAAACGCTCACGCACGAAAGGCTTGAGCAAGCAGCGCACGGCTCGTAAGCGTCTAGGTGTAGCACCTTCACACAAGTTTGGTGACGGTAACGAGGAACGCTGGCAAGATGTGTTGTTCGCTAACGAGGTGAAAGCAGGAAAGCAGATCGGCGCAGCAGTTACGGCGTGGCTTCGTATAGAGGCTCAGGTGCGTTCTAACGAGGCTGATTATGGTTCTTTGCGTAAACCTACACGGGCAATTTTGATGCCTGATGATTGGGGCAGCGAAGGGCTTGTGATGATCAGATTAAGCACTTGGGAAGAACTTGTGCGACCAGCGATGCACGAATACTACGAAGGAGGACAGTAATGAGTAAGGTTTTTAGTCAAGAGCATTATGAGCAAGATGATTGGGCGAAATACCAGATCATTGAATGGCTAGAGGGCAAAGGCTATGAAGCGTGGGTGAACCCTGATCAGTTCGGTATAGATATTTTGGCTACACGCTGGGGCAGACAATTTGCTTTTGAAGTAGAGGTAAAACACAACTGGCGTGGCAGATACTTTCCGTTTGAGCAGATTCATTTCTCGGCTCGTAAACGCAAATTTGTTGATCTTGATGTAGAGACTTGGTTTGTGATGTTGAACCACGAACGCACGATGGCTTTGCTGGTTGACGGTGAACACATTTTGGCTGCGCCGATTGTAAACAAAGACACCAAATACTCGCTATATGAGGCGTTCGTGGAAGTTGACATTCATTGGGCTATATTCAGAGACTTGAAAGAGGAGGCAGAATGACACCAGCACAGATAGAAGGGTTTATTGATCGTATTTGCGGTCTGTTCCCGACAAGCCAGATAGGGCGTAACACTGTGAAAAACGCTTGGACTGCTGACGACTTTTTGTTGCTGCAAGATGTTGATGACGCACGAAAAGTTGTGCCGTTGATTATGGAGTATCACGACAAGTTCCCGAGCCTAAAAGAAGTTCACAAGGCGTTTGCTTTGCTTCGTAAACCTGCAACCGATCAGACGATTGTTGTTTGCGAAATTTGTGACGGTAACGGTTGGGATAACGGCAGGCGATGGAATTACAACGCCAAAGAACTGATCTGTGAAGGCTTCACGAAAACTGTTATGGGGCGCACATACACATATGTTGTGCCTTGTAAGTGTCGGGAGTTCGGCGCAGCATAAAAGTAATAAACGAAAACGAGAAGAATACTCACGCAGACCTAAACCATTCGCACGGTAGTTGGTGACACTCGGTAACGAGGGTAGATCACGCTGTAAGCAATTATGGTGTGAGGCGAATAATAAAGATAAGGGAATCGCAGTGAGGCAGAGCGATAGGGGGACTGAGTAATCTCTAAAGTTTGTTGAAACTTGAATATATATATATGTTCAAAGTCATCAGCAGTAATGCTAGGGTTGACATATACGCCGATTGAGGCGAACGATGAGCGAACACGCCACGACCTGTCAAGGACAGAACAAAGAAAACTAGAAACCTATAACCAAGTTCAGAAGGAGGACACGGTGATCGGAGTTGATATGCGAAAGATTGTTGCTTTATTTGTTGCAAGTTTTATTAGTTGGGTTGGTATTGCTGACGCTGCCGAAGCACCTAAGCAGATTGACCGCAAGCAGATGGTGCAGCACCCGTTTGATTTTGTGCCAGAGACAAAGCGCACTGTTCCTGCTTGGGCTAAGTGTCCTGACCTTTGGAATCGTTTGCGTGACGCTGGCTGGCTTGAGAAAGATGTTGTGAAAGCAGATCAGATCGTTTGGCGTGAGTCTCGCTGTATCGCAACGGCGCACAACAAGAATGACCCGAACACGGTGCAAGGCGTAAAAGGTTCGCTTGGTCTGTTCCAGATCAATCTCTTCTGGGTGCAGCGCACGACCTACTATCCGAGAGGGTATTTGCAGACAGTTTTAGATCGGGAGTTGATGCCGACAGATTTGTTTGATGTTGATGTCACGATTGCTTCGGCGCAGGCTCTTATTGCCTATGATCGGGGGCTGGGCAGGTGTGGCTGGTCGGCGTGGCTTGGTTGTTGATTTTTAAAGATTTTTTTTGTGAAGCCCATAAAATGGCTAAAACTAGCGGTTTTACGGGCTTTTAATGATTTGGTGATTGCCACAACATTCGCTATGTTGGAGTCATCAGGTAAACAGCCTGAAAGTTCAAGAGGAGGACTTAGAAATGAGCGAGTTTCAATTACAGACAATCCAAGAGGTTCTTGGGTTTGATACTAAGCAAGCAGAAAACTTGATTGAGTTGATGGACACGACAGGCGATCATCCTGACTGGTCAGAATTTTCAACTATACAATTCCGCAAGCATTTTAGAATGGTGCTTGCAGGTTTCTAACAATTAAACAACCAATAACCAAAGTTCAAGAGGAGGACTTAGAAATGTCATTAGCAACAGAAATTACATTAGAACAGATAGAGCAAACATATCGTGGGCGCACTGGTTGTGCTTGTGGGTGTGGCGGTGAATATTACAACCTTGATGATGAAAACATTGATGCCGAAAAAGTATCAAAAGAAATTCAAAAGCACATTAAGCACATCAACAAAAACATCGCAAGAGTCAAGGTTTTTGTTCTTGGGCGAAATAATCAAGTATGCCTAGAACTTGAAAATCCATCAGGCACATCGGTTACTCGCATCTATCTGAAAGCAAACTGACCGCAAGATCGGGTGGCTGGCAGGCTTTCAGGTTCAAGCCCTGAACACCCACAAGGCGAAAGCCGAAATCAAACATCAACCAAGAGGAGGAAACAAAATGAGAGCAATAAAGCAACCGACCCCCCATCAAAGGGTGGTCGTAGAAATAATCAACGCAGTTGACGACAGAGATATTCAAGAAGAACTGCGAATTATTAACAACCAATACCGAAAAGCATTAGCAGGATTACGACTCGCCTGCGCTAGTTTGCAGGAGATAGACGAAACCTGCGGAACGGAACACGGCGAAATCATTAGCGAAATGATCAGCGTAATAAAGCAAGTTAAAGCGTCAGAGATCGGCTTGCTTGAAATGTCAGCGGACTACAGCAACGGTTGCTACAGTGGCGAATACCCAGAGGAGGCAAAATGAAATCAATAAAAATTAAAACAGTTGATGTTGAATGTCCAGAATGCAAAGCAAAAGCAGGTGATTGGTGTCAAGATGTATTTAACCGAGTTCGTGCTGGTTATACCTTGATGCACACTTCAAGAGTTCAAGAAATCAAAACAGAGGAGGCAAAATGAAAATCACTAAACATTCACTAGACCACATAGAACTGATCGCATCGGGCGACACCGCCCTATTTGAAATAAGGCTTGTTGTGGCGATGCACGACTGGTCAGATGACGAAGCCGATGCAGGCTTTGACGAGATTGGTGCGCTCGGCTGGTTGATGAACCTGCTGCATCTCGCTTCACAAGGCGAGGACATACAAACAGGCGCACAAGAGTTCCTGAAATCAATGATGACATTGAACGAAGAACGAGTGCATTTGTGCAAAGTAGAAAAAGTCCAATACAACATAGATGAGATAGGAGAATGAAAATGACACCGCAATTCAAACTAGGGATATCAGTCGGGTTGATCGCCTGCCTATTAGCGATGGCGTTGCTGCCAAGCGAAACCGAATCCACGCCTCTCGGCTGGGTCGGCTACGGCATCATCATCGGATTGCTGCTTAGAACAGCACTTAGGGCGTTCAGCATCATCAATTACCAAACAAGTTACAAGAGGCGCAAGACTTACAACACTCGCAGCCGATAGGCTCAAAGTCGTTCCCTGTGGCAATCTGCGCTTCGCTTTCTTTCCCCTCTTGAGCGTGAAGCACCACCTGAAATGGTGGCACAGGGAATGTTCACCGATAAGGAAAGCGGAGTGTTATGACATTGAGAGACTTACAGAATGCGGTAGCATTCTTACGAAGGTTAAGCGTTGGGCAGATGGAAGCAGATCAGTTGATAGCAACTGTTGAAGCGTTAGAAGCAGAGATCAAGAAACGGAGGCAAAAGAAATGAGCGAAAGTTTGAACGCCGAACTTCAGCACTGGCAGGCACGAACAGACGATATGCAGGTTGCCCTTGACCATATGCGAGAGGACAGAGACTTGTTGAAGGCTGAGAAAGAAACTTTGAACGAGGCTTACGCCAAAGCGGTACAAGAACTAGCGATGTATAAGCAGATGGTTGATCGTATGCGAATCGCCATGTCGCAAGGCGCAGAACTGTAACCAGATGCGAATCAAGTGCCTCAACTGCGGTCACGCTTTTGAGCCAGACCCCAAACGAACAGTGGGCTGTCTCTGCGACAGCGATGCACCGACTTGGATAGGTGTAACCTCTGAAGGCAAATTAATCACCATGAGTTACGCCAACTATCAAATAGACGAGGATTGAGATGGAACAACGAAAAATTGAACACACGATTGTAGATATTGATTCGGTTGAAGCACACCCGAAGAATGTGCGTCAAGGCGATATCGGGGCAATCTCGGAGTCATTGAAGGCACACGGGCAGTATCGCCCAATCGTGGTGGATAAACGCACCAACCGTATCCTCGCAGGCAACCACACTTGGAAAGCAGCAAAGGCTCTCGGCTGGCAACAGATCAACGCAGGATTCATAGAAACCAAAGACGATGACGAAGCCTTACGCATACTGCTCGCAGACAACAGAACAACCGATCTCGCCTCATACGATGACTCAGGACTAGCAGAACTACTCAAACAACTATCCGAAACAGACATCGGTTTAGAAGGCACAGCATTTGACGGCGATGACCTAGACAGCCTGCTCAAAGACTTAGGACACTTTGCGCTGCCTACCGATGTTGACGAAATACCTGAGCAAGTGCCAGCGATATCTAAGTTAGGTGATGTTTGGTTGTTGGGCGAGCATCGGGTTATGTGCGGTGATTCAACTAACGAGATAGAAGTTAAAAAACTTTTGTCTGGCGTTAAAGAAGTGCAGATGGTATTTACAGATCCTCCTTACGGAATGTTTTACGGTGGAGGAAGGGCTAAAGGTTCTACGCCTCAAGGCGCAAAAGTAAAAGCGCACGGGATGATTATGAACGATGATTTAGAAGGCAAAGAACTTACAGATTTATTGAGTAGCAGTATCAAAATAGGAACTTCATTTTTAACCCAAGAAGGATCTCTTTATGTATGTCTTACATGGAGAACTTACTTGGAGTTCTCAGTTGCTTTACAAAATGCTGGAAGACAAATTGATAACTGCATCGTTTGGGATAAACAATCTATTGGACTCGGGCAATCTCATTACCGACCCCAGCACGAATTTATCTTTTACAGTAAAGGACAGTGGAAGGGTGATAAAGCACAATCTGATGTTTGGTCGTTCACAAGAGGAAGCACAATCGCTTATGTTCATCCCACGCAAAAACCTGTAGAACTGATTGGCAAAGCAATTGTGAACTCTACCGACAAAAATCAAATTGTTTTAGACCTATTCGGTGGCTCAGGCTCAACCCTCATCGCAGCACAAGAAACCAACCGCATCGCATACCTAATGGAACTAGACCCACACTATGTAGATGTGATCTGCGCCCGATATCAAAAGCACACAGGCAACCAGCCGATACTGGAAGCCACAGGCGAGCCACACGACTTCAATGCCGATCACTAGACCCTGCCTTAACTGTCGCACCCTTACGAGCAACGCCACACGCTGCACAAACTGCCAAACTTTATGGAACAGACAACACCCGAAACCTGAACGCCTGCACTACAAAGGCGACTACAAGAGACGAGCCAAACAGATCAGAGACAACGCCATAGCCTGCTGGATATGTGGCGAAGGCAAGAAACCTAATGACCCATTCACAGCCGATCACTTAATACCTGCCGATGTCAACTCGCCTCTCGCAGCAGCGCATCGCTCGTGCAATTCACGCCGACAGAACAAACCAATCATCTCAAACTAAAAATTAAAACACACGCAAAAACAAATGCGATTTTTTCTACAAGGGGCTTAGTGCTACCCCTGTGCCCCCTTCGCTCGCAAACTGTCAGCAAAACCAGTTTTTATTTGTCGCATAGGTTCGATTCTAGCCTGCTTGGTGGGCTATAATTGATTTATCAACAAAAGTTGATAGTTCAAGAGGAGGACTTATGAGTGATCGCCCGAATATTATTTGCACAAGTTGTGCGGCAGAGATTCACTGGCTAGAAGTGTTCCCGAATGATATCTGTTTGGCTTGTCACGAGCGCAAACACTCCAACGATTCGCCTGAGCAGTTGATGGCAGATATCGTTAAAGGGTTCGGGAGGTTGCGATGAAACTTCGTAAGGAATGGGACTCTTGCTTATGAGCACAACAAGAAAACTTACCGCAGGTGTCTTTCAAGTTGTTGGCACTGATTATGCAGTGATGAATGATTCTCACAAACAATGGTGGGTTGCGAAAATCGTTGATGGGTTGATAAGTCTTGAAAATGATCACAGATATTTTGTGCAGGGTTCACGAAATGAGGCGATTCAATATGCGAAAGAATTGCAGGTTGCAGAATGAAACTTCGTAAGGCTTGGGGCGAGGTTGCGCCTGTCGCTTCTGATCTTGTCGCACATTTTGAGGCGCAGGGTTTACTGTTGAGGTTGGTGGTTCGTTTCGAAGGCGAGCGCAGATGTTGGCGATCTTGACATTGTTGTTCAGGCAGATTCTTTGAGATGTTTTGTTGCCTGAACAATTTTCTTTGAGCGTTTAGGTGAGCAGGCTTCGCACGGCATTATCGGTTTAGATGGTGATGCTTTTGGTGTGGACATTTGGTGTGCTACGCCTCGCCAGTGGGGTGCGTTCCTTTGGTATATCACGGGTTCGAAAGAGTTGAATGTGTTGATGCGTCAGAAGGCGAAGGCGCAGGGTTTGAAGTTGTCGCAGTTCGGTTTGTTTGATGGTCAGGTTCAGATTGATGATGGGACTGAGCGAGGCGTTGCTGACGCTTTGGGTTTTGATTGGATTGCGCCAACGGATAGACAGAAGTTTGTTAAGGCTCAACCTGATCATGTGTTTGAGGTTGCTTCTAGTTCGGGTGAGGGTTTCTATTCTGTTTCGTTGTCGGGTTCGCATTGGTCTTGTTCTTGTCCACACAACCAGTTTCGCAAAGTTGAGTGCAAGCACATCAAACAGATTCGATGTTCAAGTTCTCTTGCAGCGTGATCTTGTGTCATACTGGATAAATGGGTGGCAAAGGTTCAGGCGGTTCGAACCGTAAACCTGTTGAACGAAAAATGCGTATCGGGAATCCGTCAGGGCGCAAACTGCCTGCGATAGTTCCGATGGCTGAGATCACCACATTGGTTTCAAATCATATTCCTGAGCCGTCACGCCCGTTAGGTAATCAGGGAATGAACTTGTGGAATCAGGTGTGGTCATCAGGTGCAGGCTGGTTGAAACAGAATATGGATACCGAACTGGTGTTGATGTTGTGTGAGGCAACTGAGGAACGAACTAGGTTGCGTGTGATGTTGCAGAAAGATCAAAGCCTATGGCGTGAACGGCGTGCGCTTCGTGAAGTTGATCGCCAAATCATTACCCTGCTAGGTCAGGTAGGCTTCAGCCCATCAGAGCGAGGATTGTTAGGAACAGGTGAAACAACAAAGCACGATTTTACGGAACTCAGCAAGCGTATTGCCGAAAAGCGTTCAGCCAGCAGATAAGTGGAAGCCTGCGTTTTATACGCAACGAAAAAATCGGGCAACCGATGGTGATGAGATAATTGATTTCGCTGAAACTTATTTCAATGTTCTTAAAGGGTTTCGAGCAGGCGAACCTTTGCGGTTCACTGGTTGGCAGAAATGGTTGTTGCGTTCTTTGTATGAGCGTGACGATGTTTCAGGCAGGTTGCGTTATCGCCGTGCGCTTATCGGTTTACCTCGCAAGCAGGGCAAGTCTTTAATGTTGTCGGCTGTTGGTGTTTACGGGATGATCGCAGGCGAAGCAGGTTCAGAAGTTTATGCGGTAGCGAACGACAGACAACAAGCACGGATAATTTTTAATGAAGCGAAACAACAGATTGTGAATAGTCCGATGTTGAACGCTGAGTCAAAGATTTATCGTGACGCTATTGAAATGCCACGCTTTGGTTCGGTGTTTCGTGTTCTCTCATCAGATTTTAAAGGTCAGGCTGGACTGAATCCGTCATTGGTGCTGTTCGATGAATTGTGGGGACAAGCAAGCCACGATCTTTACGATCAGATGACTTTAGGTTCAGGCGCACGAATAGAACCGCTAACAATCAGCATCACTACGGCAGGATTTGATCTAGATTCGCTCGCAGGCAGGCTCTACCAGTATGGAAAGCAGGTCAGTTCGGGCGAGATTGATGACGATTCGTTTGGGTTTTGGTGGTGGGAAGCACCTGAAGATTGTAAAATTGATGACCGTAAAGCGTGGCGCACAGCGAATCCGAACCTCGCTGAAGGCTTATTAGACCCCGATGATCTTGCTGTAGCCGTCAAACAGACGAGCGAAATGGGTATGAGAAGGTGGCGTTTGAACCAATGGGTGCGCTCTCAAGAGTCTTGGCTACCTGTTGGGGCTTGGGAACAATGTGTATCTGATACACAACTTGTTTCTGATCTGCCTGTTTGGGTTGGAATTGATATGGCGTTGAAGCACGACTCAATCGGTGTAGTAATTGCTCAACCTCAACAAGATCAAACTGTTGTGCGTTCAAAGATTTGGCAGCCATCTCTAGAGGGTGTTGATGTCGCCGATGTTGAAGCACACCTGAGGGAACTGCACCGCACATATCAGGTTCAAGAGTTTGCGTTTGACCCTGCCTACTTTCAACGAAGTGCTGAAGCGTTAAGTGATGACGGTTTGCCTATGGTTGAGTTCGGGCAGTCAGCAGCACGAATGATTCCTGCGTGCGGTAACGCCTACGAGATGATAGTGAACGGCAAAGTTGCTCACGATGGTTCACCAACTTTCACCGATCAAGTCTTATCGGCAGCACAACGAATGACCGACACAGGCTGGCGACTATCGAAAGGTAAGAGCAAGAGAAAAATTGATGCTTGTATTGCTATGGTTATGGCGTTAGATCGTGCGACAACTAGAGCAACCGCAACAGTTGAACCTTCTGTATTGGATATTTGGAAATGATTAAAAAAGAAATGATTACAACTTTGATGGAAGTTGTTGGCGGTGTTCTCATCGTGTTAGGTGTCGCTGAGTTTAGTGTTCCTGTTTCTGTTATTGTTGCTGGAGTTCTTTTGATTATCGCTGGAGGTCTAGCAGTATGAGTTTGTTTCGCAAGTCTGAACAGCGAGCGTTGCCGACTTCTATTGACCCATACCAAATAACAGCACGACCTTACTACCCAAATTATACGGGTGAGATCGTCACCGAATTGACAGCGTTCGCTCATAGTGCAGTTCTCGCTGCGGTCAGTATTCTCGCCGACTCTATTGCTTCGATGCCTCTTGAACTTACAAGAACTCGTGCAGGCAGAATAGAAAAGTTGCCGACACCATCGGTTCTTCAACGCCCGAACGATAAACAAAATATGTTTGAGTTCGTTCATCAAACAATGGCGACACTCGCCTTGCACGGTTGCGCCTACATTTATGCGCCAAAAGGAAACGCTGGTCTGCCTGTTGAGATGCGTAACATTCACCCGAACTCTGTTAAAAGAATTGTTGAAAGCGACACAGGTTATCTAGATTATTTTGTTGGTTCACAAAAGTATTCAAGTGAAGATATCAGAGCAATCCACTGGCTGATTCTGCCAAATCAACTCAAAGGCATTTCGCCGTTAGAAACAATGCGAAACACAATCGGTATGGGTTTAGCGATGGATAGATTTCTTGCACAGTTCTACGGCGAAGGCGCAACACCGTCATCAGTATTAGAAACAGATGGGGCTTTGACAGCAGATCAGGCTAGACAGATAAAAGATTCTTGGGAAGAATCACACTACAAACATCGGAAACCTGCGGTGCTTCAAGGCGGTTTGAAGTGGCGTTCAATAACTACCAGCGCAGCAGATATGCAAATGCTTGAACACAAAGAATCAATCGTGAGAGATATCGCACGGGTGTATCGAATACCGTTGCATCTGATTATCGGTTCAGGTGGCGACTCGCAGACTTACCAAAATCTTGAAGCAGTTGGCTCATCGTTTTATCAATACACTTTGCTTGGTTGGGTTCGCCGTTTAGAAACTGCGTTCAGCGAAATGTTGCCGATCACACAGCAGGTTCGTTTCGATGCGACAGAGTTCTTACGAGCAGACTTGATGACGAGAGTTAAAGCACAGCAGTTGCAAATCTTGTCGGGAACGATGACACCTAACGAGGCGAGACAGATTGAGAACCGTGAACCTTATGAAGGTGGCGATCAGTTTGTTGCGCCATCGGTTACACCAAACATCGGCTTTGACGCAATACCACCTGAGAAATAGTTTTATGACTACTAACAGTAAACGCAACGAAGAACTTTTAACATTTATTGACGCAGCAATTCTCATTCTCAACGAAGGCAAAGCATATTATTTGGCTGACGAGATGCAACCCGAAGGCGAAATGGAAGAACCTCAATCTGACGAATATCGGGCAGTCAATTTATCTGTGCCAGCGTTTATGCGAGCGTCAGCAAAACGAGGTTTAGCATTACACGAGCAAGGCTTTTCAGGTGATGGTCTTGTACCGCAAACAGTTGAAGATGCACGCAAAATGGCGAACGGTGAAGCGTTGTCAGAAAATAAGTGGCGCAAAATATCGCCGTGGATTGCACGCCACATTGTTGATCTAGACGCAGTGCAAGGCGATGAAATTACTGCTGGTCTTGTAGCGATGTTGTTATGGGGTGGCGGTGCAAGTAAAGCGAGCGCACGAAGAGCGCAAGCATACGCAGAGCGAGTTGTGGCAAACTTAGATGAAACAATGTAAAGTGAGAAAACTATGACCGACACATTTAATTGGATTGCTAAACCGATTGACGAAAAAAGAACTATCGCATACAGCAATCTTGAAGTTCGTGCAGAAGGCGATGGCAATACTTTGATCGGTTACGCCTCAGTGTTTGATTCGCCTTCTGAGCCGATGCCATTTATTGAGTATGTGAAGCGTGGTGCGTTCGCAAAAACTTTGAACGATGGCGCAGATGTTCGCTTGCTAATTGATCACGAAGGAGTGCCACTAGCACGAACCAAATCTGGAACACTTGTATTGGAAGAAGATGATCGTGGTTTGCGTGTTGAAGCAGAACTTGACCCAAGCAACCCTGATGCTGCACGAATCATCTCAGCGATGAAACGAGGCGACTTGAACCAAATGAGTTTCGCTTTCCGCACAATCAAAGATAACTGGTCTGATGATCGAACTGTTCGGGAACTTCGTGAAGTGCAACTGTTTGATGTAAGCGTTGTAACTTTCCCTGCTTATGAAGAAACGGTTGCAGAGTTGCGTAACGCTTCTGCACCTGTTATTATCGCACCGACTTCAAAGTTGCGTTTGCGTTCATCGCAGATTGCGATAGAGAAGTTACGCAGCCGATAAACAGCCGACTCTAGAACGAGTCACTGATCTTTTCACTGAGGCAAACAGTAAACCGATTGACCATTGGAGGTCAGAATGTCATTTAGCGCAACACTTATCGAAAAGCGTGACGCTGCATTAGCAAAGGCTGAGACAATCGTTTCGGCAGCGCAAGCAGACGCACGAGAACTAACAACAGAGGAAGATGCCGATATCACTTCAGCACTTGCCGATGTTCGCTCACTTGATGAGCAAATCGAAAAACACTCTGAACTTGAAAAGCGTTCAGCAGAAGCAGCAGAACTTCGCAAAGAAAAGAAGTTTGATGTCGCTGTTGGTGGCACAGTCGTAAAGTCTGAGGCTCGCACCTATTCGCCACAAGCAAGTTCATCGTTTATCGCTGACGCTTTCGCAGCACAGTTCAACAACGATTACTCTGCACAGCAACGCATCGCCCGTCATATGCAAGAAGAAAAGATTGAACGCCGTGATGTGACCAGCGCAAACTTTGCTGGCTTGATGGTTCCGCAATTCTTGACTGACTTGGCTGCACCGTTCGCTCGTGCTGGTCGTGTAACAGCCGATCTTGCTCGCAAGCATCAACTACCTGACGCAGGTTTGACAATCAGCATCAGCAAAGTGACAACAGGTTCAGCAACAGCAGCACAAACCGAAGGTTCAGCAGTTCAAGAAACCAACATGGATGACACCAAACTTGATATCAGCGTTGTAACAATCGCTGGTCAGCAAAATGTCAGCCGTCAATCACTTGAGCGTGGAACAAACATTGACAGCCTTGTTATGGCTGACCTTGTTTCTTCATACAACACAGTTTTGAACACAGCAGTAGTTGCTGAGTTGTTCTCATCGGCTGGTCAGGCTGTGACTTACACAGACGCATCACCAACAGTTGCGGAACTTTACCCAAAAATTGTTGATGGCATTGTCAAGGTTCAGACGAACTTCTTTGCTGGACCGAATGTGATCATCGTGCATCCTCGCCGACTTGGTTTCATCTTGGCAGCAGTTGATGGTCAGTCACGACCACTCGCTGTTCCAACACCAACAAGTTCAGGTCAGCCTGCGTTTGCTTACGGTTCGGGTGCTGCACAATACGGCAATTCGGGTTACAGCATTCTTGGTTTGCCTGTTTACACAGACGCAACAGTCGCAACGAACAAAGGTGCAGGAACAGATCAAGACACGATCTACATTGGCAACACACAAGAACTTCACTTGTGGGAACAAGGTTCAGGCGAGCCGATGATGCTTCGCTTCGAACAGCCAAAGGGTGCTGAACTTGATGTGACGATGATTGTTTACGGCTACAGCGCAGTGACAGCAAATCGTTACCCGAATGCGTGGGCACAGATCAACGGAACTGGATTAGTAACCCCAACTTTCTAAGTTGATCAAATAATTGTTTAAGGTTGCTGATATCCTTCGGGGTGTCAGCAACCTTTAACATTTACGGAGGAATAAATGAACAAAAACATTGAAGCATTACTCGTAGAGCGTGCATCTTATGTGCGTAGAAACTTGCCGAAACGGGTTGAAGCCGTTGATGAAGCGTTGCGTGAACTAGGTTTTGGCCACAAATATATGACACCTGAACCAGTAATTGAAACCGCTACAAAAGAAACAAGCACCGAAACAACTTCTTTGAATCGTGGTAAAAAAAAGAAAGAATAAAATATGGCAATCACAAACGGTTACTGCACTCTTGCTGAATTGAAGGCTGCTTTACGCATCACCGATTCAACAGATGACACGCTGTTAGAGAACGCTATTGAGTCTGCTTCACGGCGCATTGATGGTTATTGTGGCAGATTTTTTTATGTAACATCACAAACGGCTGTGCCGATATATCCTTACAACGAATATCTGATCATATTTGGCAGAGATGTTTCTTCAACGAGCGTGACGATCAAGATTGATTCCGCAGGTGATGGCACTTATGCTACGACTTTGACACAGGGAACAGATTATGTTTTACAGCCACGAAATGTTCCGATCTTTACACGCCCGTATGAATCTGCTCGTATGGTTGGTGGCAAGACTTTCCCATTACTGACCACACCATCATTTGAAACGGTACAGGTCACGGCTGCTTGGGGTTGGGCATCTGTTCCTGATGACATAAACCAAGCCACTATTCTGCTCGCTATGCGCCAGTTCGCACGATTGAACGCTTCGCTAGGTGTCGTAGGTTTCGCAGATATGGCAATCACCGTTCGGGCTGTTGATCCCGATGTGCGTGACCTTCTTTCACCGTATCGAAAGTTTGGTATCGCTTAATGCCTGCAACTGTCACTCAAGTTGCTACAGGTTTGGCAACAAATCTTGCAACTATCTCAGGGCTTAGAACTTCTGTTTATCAACCTGAGCAACTTAATCCACCGATGGCTTTCCCTACTTTGAACTCTGTCACCTATCACAATGCTATGGGGGGTGGCGATGTCACGATGCTGTGGACTATCAATGTGATCGTAGGCAGATATGTTGATCGAACAGCGTTCGCAACGCTTGACGGTTTTCTTTCTTATTCGGGTGCGACAAGTATTCGCACAGCGATTGAATCAGATAAGACGCTTGGTGGCGTGTGTCAAACTTTGGTGCTACCATCGGGTGCAAACATTATGAGTTTAAGTTCTGGTGACGCAGAGTTTTTACAAATACAATTTCAAGTTACCGTTCACGGATAGGACAAACAATGGCGACATACAAAGTTTTGAGCGAAAATTGCACACTCGGCAAACAAGGCGACACTGTGAACGGTGACGAACTTGAAGCGCAAGGTGTCAATGTTGTCGCCCTGTTAGATGGTGGACATTTGAGCGAAGTTAATGTTAAAGTTTTAAAACAAGAACCGAAAGAAATGGATAAATAACTATGGCTGTAAAAGTTTTAACCAACGCACTTGTCACGATCAACACGGTTGATCTTTCAACAAAATCGAACTCGGTCACGCTGAACTATGAAGTGGACTCAGTTGAGACAACTGTGTTCGGTGGCACTGCTCACACTTTCACGGGTGGGTTGCAAAATAATTCTGTAGATATTGAGATGCTTCAAGATTTCGCTGCTTCACTTACAGAAGCAACAATCTTTCCTCTTGTTGGCACAACTACGACACTTGTTATTCGTGCCGATTCGGGTGCTGTATCAGCCACGAACCCTACCTATACGATTGTTGGTGCATTTCTCGCAGCGCATACCCCTGTGGCTGGCGGTGTCGGTGAGTTGATGATGAGTTCGCTAAGTTTTACTGGCGGAACTCTTACAAAAACAACCGCATAACAATTAACAGAAGGACAACAAAATGAAAATAGCGTTGGAAGTTGAATATCTTGATGGAACGAAAGAACCTGTTGATGCGGTGTTCGCAGACTTTGTTGGCTTTGAAAGAACTTGGCAAAGAAGCGTAGTGAAGTTTGAAACAGAGATGCGCCTTACCGATCTTGCTTGGCTTGCTTGGTCTGCTCTTACTCATCGAAACAAAACAAAATTAAAGTTTGACCCTGACTGGATTGCGACTGTCGCACAAGTTTTGCCAAGAGATGAGGCTGAAAGCCCTTTAGTCAAATAAGGTTTGGTGATGATTCCGCACACTGGCTGATCGCTCATCTTGCTCACGAATATCATATTGCGCCTGCGCTACTTCTTAACGAGAGTGAAGAAATGTTGGCGACTATGTTGGCGTATCATCGTTGGGTTGTTAAGTCATCGCAATCGAAACGCCGTTAGTTGTATGCTGTTCGGCTATGGCATTAGAAGCAAAGTTTTATGGGATAAGCGAAACGCTTTACTATCTGAAGAACTATGAGAAAGATTTGTATAAACAACTTCGTAAAGATTTGGTTGATAAGGCTCAACCGTTGGCTCAACTTGTTGGCAGTCATTTCCCTGATGAGCCTTTACTGAATTGGCATAGTTCAGGTGGCAGGCTTCAATCGAAGTCACGGTTGCCACCATATAACGGTGCTGTAGCACAGAAAAGTGTGAAACCTAAAGCAGGTGCAGGTTCGATTCGTGGTGGCACTCGTGCAAATGTTATTTTGCGGATTCAACAAAATGATGCTGGCGGTTCGGTTTACGATATCGCTGGTTCTAAAACTGCTGGTGCTAGAGGTGCAGGTGCTACGGCAGGTCAGAAGTTTATTGCGAATCTAGATAAACATAAATCAATTCAATCAAAAGGTAGCAACGGTAGGTCTCGTATCTTGTTCGGTGCGGTTAAAGCGAACGAGAAAATGATTGAGGCAGATGTTTTAGAAGTGATCAAAAAGGTTGATGCTCATACAACCAAAGCAATTATGAGCAATCAAAAGTAAGGTGCGTTTATGGCTGTTGGTGTAAACATTGTCTCGGATTTCGATGCGAAGGGAATACGCAAGGCGATCTCTGATTTTCAAAAGTTAGAAGGCGCAGGCAATAAAGCAACTTTCGGTTTACGCACATTAGATAGTGCTGTTACTAACGGGGTAAAAAATCTTGCAAAGATGGGTGCTGTTGTTGGTGGTGTCGCTGGTGTAATCGGTTTCAAACTGGCTTCTGCTGCGTATGAGTCGCAGAAAGCGTTGGCACAAACCGAAGCGATCATCAAATCAACTGGTGGTGCTGCGAACATTTCGGGTAAGCAGGTCAGCGAACTGTCAGAGAAATTATCTATGCAGATCGGTGTTGATGACGAGTTGATTCAGAAGTCTGCGAACTTGTTGCTCACTTTCAAGCAGGTGCAGAATCAGGTGGGTGCGAATAACGACATTTTTAATCAGGCTGTCACGCTGTCACAGGATTTGGGTAATGTGTTCGGTTCTGCTGAGGCTGCTGCGATGCAACTTGGTAAAGCGTTGAGTGATCCTGAGAAAGGTATTACAGCATTACGGCGTGCAGGTATCAACTTTACTGAGTCGCAGAAGGAACAGATCAGAACTTTGGTTGCTTCGGGCGATGTGTTGAGCGCACAGAAACTTATTCTTGCTGAGGTTGAATCTCAAGTTGGTGGGACTGCTGCTGCAACTGCGACAAGTTTCGACATTATGCGTGTCGCTGTCGGTAATGTTGCCGAAAACTTTGGTGCTTTGTTGATTCCTGTTATTGAAAGGTTTGCGAAGTTTGTTACTGAAAAGGTTGTGCCATATTTGAATCGGCTTGCTGAGGTTATTGGTGAGGAAGGTATCGGTGCTGGAATACGGATGCTGGCTGGTGGTTTTTTGGATATGACTACGAATATGGGCAAGTTTGGAAACATAATGCTTGTTTTGATCGCTGCGTTTACTGCGTTTCGTTTAGTTGCTATCGCTGCGACAATCGCACAGGTTGCCTTTGATACTGCTTTATTACAAAACCCGATTGGAATTGTGATCGCAGCGTTCATCGCTATCGGTGTCGCTGTTGTTGCTGCGTATTTGAAGTTTGAAACTTTCCGCAAAGTAGTTCACGCTGTTATCAATTTTGTTATCGGATTAGTAGAAGATTTAGTGAATGCTTTTATTGATTTATACAACAAGTTTGTATTTGTTGTGAATGTGATGATTAAAGCAGCAAATCTTTTTGGTGCTGGATTAACGGAATTGAGTTATACAAGTCATATCTCTTTTGGGCGTATCGCTTCAGATGCTCAGAAGGCTTCAGCACAAATCTTTAAGACACTTGATGCGATACAGGCAGTTAAGAACGCTGAGCGAAGCGGTAGTTTTCTCACACCAACTGTTTCTGGCAGTGGTGGCGATGATGAGTTTGGCGGTGGTGGCGGTGGGAAGGCTGCGAAAGCGGTTGAAACTGTTACAGAAAAACTAAAAAAATATATTGACGCAATCAAAGGTGTAACACAGGCGCAACGATCTGCTCGTGACGCAACAAAACAAGTTCTTGAAGCGAATACCGCTTTGAGTGAAGCGACACAAAAACTTAGTTTGGCTCAAGAAAACTTTAATCAAATAATTAGAGGCTACGGACAGAACAGCAAGCAGGCTAACGACAAACAGAAGTTGCTTGCTAAAGCGCAACGCACGCTAGAGAAATCGGGTTACGATGTTGAGGCTTCGATCTTTGCTGTCAAGAAGGCTGAACAGAAACTTGCTGAAACTCGTGCTGACCCTAAATCGAATCCTGTAGATATTCGTGAAGCAGAAATCGCTTTAGCAGAAGCAAAATTAAATGTTTCTGACGCTACCGACTCACAAGCAGAGGCAACCAATTCATTGACGAACGCAGAGATGATGCTTGATGAGGCTGTGAACGGTGCGAAGGTTGGTTCTGATGCTTATGCAGAGGCTTTAGAGAAAGTTAATGAGGCTAAAGCAGCGCAGGTTAATGCGTCAGATAAAGTTATTGATGCGCTTGAGCGTGAAAAAGATGCTGTTGAAAAGTTGGCTGACGCAGAAGAGAAACGCCGTGAGGCTGGCAAAGGTTTACCTGCACAGTTGAAGAAAACTGCTGACGCTGCTGCCGAAGTTATTTCGGTTGTAAGTTCTGCGGTTACTGCCGTGCCTGCGGTGATCGCTGCTGTTCCTGCTGTTGCTGAGGCGATTGTGGCGACTATTGCGAGCGTGTTTCCACCATCGGCAGAACAACAAGCATTTCAGGCTGGTCGCTTAACGGCTGATCAAGCGTCAGCGTTAGAAGGTCGGCGTGGTGGTGTGTTCCCGTTTGCTTCAGGTGGCATCGTCACGAAACCTATGATGGGGCTTGTCGGGGAATCAGGTGCGGAAGCAATTATTCCGTTAGATCGTTTGGGCAATATGGGCAACACATACAACATTCAAGTCACCGCAGGTATGGGTGCTGATGGTAAAGATATTGGCACACAAATCGTGAATGCTTTGAAACGGTATGAGCGAACGAACGGTGCTATTCCGATCACGGTGGCATAGTGGCAACAACTCTCGCATCAGGCGAAGTTCTTACCGTTCTCGCAGAAGTAGGTTTCGTCACCAACCAGTTCAAATTAGATGACATCGAAGCAGGTGTGCTAAATAATACTGAGTTTGTTTTAGATGGCAACCTTGTCGGCGTGGACATTACCGAATACTGTCAAGAAGTTTCAATCAATCGTGGCAGACAAGATCAGTTCGCACAATTTGGTGCAGGTCAATGCAAGATTTCTTTGATAAATAACGATAGAAGGTTTGACCCGATTAACCAGTCGTCACCTTATTGGGATGCGACAGCAGGGCGTTCGGGTGTTGTGCCTCGCAGAAAAGTGACTATTACTTCGGGCGCAAACTATCTTTTCACAGGTCGAATCACCGACATTGATGTTCAATACAATCACAATCTAAGCACGGTAGAAATTACTGCTGCTGATGATTTTGTTTTGTTGGCGAACACAGTTGTTGAGGCTGATGTTACGCCTTCGCCCCAGTTATCGGGTGCGAGAGTTGGGTATCTTTTGGATTTACCTGAGATTGCTTATCCTGCTTCTACTCGTGATATTGCTACAGGTTTAACAACTTTGGGCGCATATCAGATTAATGCGAACACTAACGCTTTAACATATTTGCAACAGATCGCCACGAGTGAGCAGGGTGCTTGTTTTATTGCTGCGAATGGTTATCTTACTTTTACTGATCGGCTGTCAGCAACCTTTGCTACGATTTCGGCGGTGTTCGCTGACGATAATACGAACATCCCTTATTCGGCGTTGTCTGTTGTTTATGGGCAAGAGTTTCTCTATAACAGGGTTCAGGCGACAAGGCAGACAGGCACGGTGCAACCATCTGATGATGTTGCTTCGCAAACAGAGTTCGGGGTTTCTACTTTGGCGTTGAACGATTTGTTGTTGCAGTCTGATGCTGACGCTTTAACTTTGGCGAATTATCTTTTGGGTTTATATAAAGAACCGCAATACAGGTTTGATGATCTTGGTTTGGTTGTGTCTGCGATGTCTGCTGGTAATAGGAACACGATTAACGCTTTAGAGTTGCAGGATACGGTTTCGATTAAGCGCAGTTTTTCTACTGGTTCGCCTGCTTCTGTCACCGATTTTTATGTGGTTGAGCGTTTGAATCATACGATTACTGCTGGCGAGCATCGGGTGTCTATCGGTTTGTTTAATGCTGAAATCTTGTATGAGTTAATTTTGAATGATGCTACTTTTGGCACGCTTGATGGCGACAACGCCCTTGCGTGAGGTATAGTAACTGAAATGGCACGCCAAACTTTTACCGCAGCGCAAGTCCTGACCGCTGCACAGATGAACTCGTTGCAGGACAGTGTGTGGTCTGACGATGTTAATGCTCAAACAGGGACTTCCTACACTTTGGTTCTAACTGATTCAGGCAAACAGGTTACGATGAGCAACGCTTCGGCAAGCACGCTTACAATTCCACCAAACGCTTCTGTTGCTTTCGCTGTCGGTGTCAAGATTCAGGTTATTCAGTTGGGTGCAGGCGCAGTAACTTTGACCGCTGGTGCTGGTGTGACGGTTAATTCGCTTTCTACTTCTCTTATTCTTGGTCAATATCAGGTGGCTACACTTATCAAGCAGGCGACAAATACTT